TCGCTGTTCGCGCCATGCACGTGCACATCCCCGAAGTGCACCGAGCCGCCGGCGCCTGCACCCGTTCGAGCGCCTTGCCGCCCTGGTGCGCTGTCGTCGCCCGCGCGCGCGTACCCGCCGATCCCGGTCCGCACGGGCGCGGTTGCTTCTTCGACGTCGCGCGCCATGTTGCGCGAGCTCTGCTGCACAAGCAGTCGCGACGAGTCGAACCCGAGCGCCACGCCGGCGCCGGCGAAGAAACCGCGCTTCGCCATGACGGTGCTAGGAGAGTGGATCCCGAGCGCCTTTTCGAAGCTATCCTTCGCCGTATTGGCGAGCCGCTTCATTGCATCCCACACCTTGGATGCACTGTTCGCGATACCAACAACGACCCCTTCGACTAGCGAAGAGCCCAACGACGCCCAATCTTGTGACGAAAACCAGTCGTACGCCTTTGCGGCGAGATCGATCACCTTTATGAAAGCGTAGCCGAGCAGCAGCAGCGGCAGCGTCACGCCGAAGACGGCGAGCGCCAACACGCCGAACGCAAACGCAAGCCCGAGTACGACGGTTGCGCCTGCAGCAAGCGCAATCCGCGTAGTGTCGATCTTCGCGATCGTCTCCTTCCCGAACGCGTCGCGGATCCAGTTGCGCACCTTCAAGATCCCGATCGTCAGGTACAGCGCGGCGATGATCATCCCTTGAAAGAAGCGCTTCACGATGGGGGCGGCACCGGCAGCGCCATCGATTAGCGAAGGAAAGAGCGCTTCAACGATTGCCTTCAACGCCCGGCCGCTCGCAGTCGACTGCGAAAAGAGATCGGTGATCATCTTCACGCCCGCCGCGAGCTTGTCGATCTTCAGCCCCGAGAAGAGCATGGCGAAACTCTCGTGCAGCTTCTGCGAGAGCACAGTCAGCGAGAGCATCTGCCGCGCGGCGATCCCGCCGAGACGTGCTTTGACGTCGTTGGCGAGTGCCTTCACGCTCTGTCCCGTCAGCGCCGCACCGGCAGCCCACCCGGCAAACGCCCGCGCCTGCGTCTCGCCCTGCGTCGCAGCGGTGATCGACACCCCTTCAAGGGCCGCCTGCAGGTTCCCGCCGCGCAGCCCCATGCGGTAGAGCTCTTCGGCGTATCCCGCCACGGCGTCACGGCCAATCGCAACCGAGCCGGACACCCGATCGATCTGCTCTTGCAGAAACGAGGCCGTCTTGCCTGCGTCCTTCTGCGTGCCGGCGAACCCGCTCCAGAAGTTGCGAATCTTCGCCAGCCCTTCGAGCCGCAAGAGCTCCGAGCGCCGCGCGTCGGCTGTGGCGATCCCGTACTTCACGAGCGACGCCGCAGCGGCTGCCGTCGCCACAGCAACCGCCACGATGGCTGCCACCAACGCGATCGCGCCGGCAGCCATAGCCAGTTGCGCGCCCGTAGCGCTCTTCAGCATCGGGATAAACCGCCCCATCGGCCCGAGTGCGCCCGTCACATGTTCGCGCAGCGCCTCGATCGCCTGCCCCTTCGGCGCCGCCTTTTGCGCCTCCGAGATCGCCTTGAACGCCGCGCCCAACCCGTGCAGGCCCCCGTCGGCGGCAATGCTCGACTTCTTTACCCGCTCGAGCGAGGCGCCGAGCTGCAGAAGGCCCGCCTGCGAGCCGGCGATCGTCGCCTTCTGCGCTGCGATCTTGTCTTTCAGCGACCCGATCGCGCTGTCGGCCGCAACACCGCCGCCTTTGAGGTTTCGCAGCGCGCTCTGCAACCCGCGAAGTGCGCCAACGTCCTGTTCGATCTTGCCCTTGAGAGCTTCGAGCGCGGCAGCGCTGGACGCAGCAGGGCCGGACGTCGCGTCTTCGAGCGCGATCCGGAACGTTGCAGAAGCGTCTTCAGCGGCCATCGGACAGAGCCTTCACGATCTGGCGAAGGCAATGCAGGCCTTCCGCAAGTAGGATGGCGCCCGCTAGCTGCTTGGCTTCGGCGTTGTCGCCCTTTGCCGGCGGCGTGCCGAATGCTGCTAGGAGAAGTTCTGCTGCGGCTCCCGAATGCTCCCGGCCTTCGCTCGCGAGCCGTTTTATTTTGCAGCTTGATCGGACGCCCGCGCACCCGCGAGCAGCACGACGGCGTCGCCCAACCGCGGCAGCGTCGCCGGCAGCCGGTCGAGGATCCGATCGATCGTGGCGTGATCGGGGTACACGAAGCACGGCCGAACGAGCTTGTCGATCGAGGCCGTGTCGAACTTGGCTTGATCTTGGAAGCGCCGGAAGTTGCCGGAGCTTGCCCGCTTCACGATGATCGCGCCCATGTCGGTTTCGACGACGGCGATCTCCGAGCCAACAGCGCCGAGCTTGCAGATCGCGTCGGTGATCGCCTCGGCGTCCGCCGCTTCCCGTTCGAGCTGTTCGATCTCCGCCGTCGATGCGGCTTGCGCCTCGGCGTTGGCGCGTGCGGCCTCGGCTGCGGCCTTGCGAGCGCGCGCCTTGGCTAGTCTGTCGTCGGTGTCGCTCATGGGCTACCCTGCGAGTCGTCGAACAGCACCAGGCCGTTGCGACGAATCTTCATCACGCTGATCTCGACTTCATCCTGCAGTACCTCGGCGCCCTCTTCGTGAGCGGCGCGGTTGGCGACGAAGCGGCAGCGCTCGAACTCGACCGTCAAAGGGTCTTCGTCGGCCTCGGAGTACTGCAGCGTACCGTTGAATTCGATCGTTCCGTAGCTCGTGCCCGATTGCGACAGGTCTGCGAGCTTCTGCCGCAGCGCCTGCACGGTCGTCGACGGGCCTTTGACCTTGAGGGGGTCGGGTACGTACTTGCCCCTGCTGCGCGCGCGCGGGGCCTGGTGCTTGCCCATGCCGTACGCGAGCACAACTTCCAGCTTGTCGCCGAAGTCGACCGACGTGAAGCCGGTGTAGCGCTCGCCAGCGACCTTGAAGATCAGAGATCCCCAAGACATCTGATTGCCGTTTACTCGGATCTTGTCGGCCATGATCGGCGCCTCACACCTTCAGCACTTGCAGGCTCGGGTTGAAGAAGCCGATCGCGATATCGATCTGCTTCGGGTACGCGAGCGGTACGATCCGGGCCTGGCCGGTGAGCTTCTTCGAAACGAGCAGGTTGTCGGTGCGCGAGAGCTCGAAGTCGACGTCGGACGCCTTCGGCTTCGAGCGCAACACCTCGCGCAGCACGGCCTTCGCGCCGCTCTCGATCTCGAGTGCTTCTTCTTCTAGGATGAAGCCGGTGTTCTTGTCGACGAGCAACGGCACGTGCAGGCGCCGCAGGAAGTAGAGACGGATCGCCTCTTTGGCGATGATCATCACGCGTCGATGTTGGAAGAACTCGAAGTCGGAACCGGCAGCCGAGAGAAGGCGCGGGTTGTTGATGTAGACGCCCGGGATCCCGTCGACGGTGCGCAGGCACGTCGCGCGAGAGTCGTCGAGCCCGGGATTGACGGCTTCGTCGTGGCAGTCGGGATCGGGGTTGCCGCCGGCGGTACGAATGTCGACGCCGGGCAAGGTTCCAAGGTTCGTGTCGGCCGTGTCGATCTCTTCCGAGACTGACGCCGCCCTGGTTGCGATCGTCATGCGCGACGGCCGGCGGTACTGCCGGAACGACACGCCCGAGACCGTCTTCGCGGCGCCGGCGGTAACCATTCCGACCGTCGTTGCGCGAGCCGCGAACACCGCGTCGAAGGCCGTCTTGTACGCCGCTTCGCTCTCGCCTGCGTTGGGCATGCGGAAGGCGCCGATCCAATCCTTCTCGGGCATGCCTGCGAAGAGCGTACCGAGCGCATCGAACGCCGTGCCGTCGAGCGGTCCGACGACGTCGCAGATCTCCCACGCAAGCTGCGAGGCGTTCAGCGCAGTGATCGCCGTTCCGAGTTCGGTGGAGTTCCAATTCGGCGCGTGCGTGCGCACCTTCACGATATCGCCGGCGACGAGCGTGCCTGCAGCGAAGTTGAGCTGCGCGCCGCCGGATCCCGGAAACACGAACAGCGCAGCCGTTCCGAGCGCAGTCGTGGCAGAAGGCGTGCGGAAGTTGTCGTAGGAGTATTGAAACGTGATGCCGGTGACGCCGATCGTCCCGCCTGCGATCACTTTGAAGTACAGATCGTAATCGTCGTTCGGCGTGCCCGTGGCCGTGACGACCGAGGTGCCCGTCTTGCCCGTGCTGTCGACGGCGTCAAACGTTGACGCCACCGACGCGCCTGTCTTGACGCACAGCACCGGCAGCTTCGTGATCTCGATGAAGTGGCAGGCTTCTTCGACGAGCGGCCCGCCGACGAACGCCGTGATCACGTCCTGCTTGCGGCCGAACGCCGCGGGGCTGTTGACCGTGCCGCCGTCGCTCGGACCTACGATGGCCAGGATCTTCTGACCGCTCGGTAGCGCGCCGATCTGCCCGTCGAGCTCTGTGATATTGACCGCGGGTAGCGACATGCGTGCGTCTCGTGTTCAGGGGTTCGTGATCACAATCGGGGAATCGGTGACGTCGAGTTCTTCAGGCGTGATCTCCGCCCGTAGAGGTGGATCCACGATCGTGGGTGTCTCGTCGGGGATCATGGCTTGTATAGCGCCCACCAAACGGATCCCTGCGCCGGCGCGCCGTTCGTTCTTGTCGGTGATCCATCCCTGACTCACGACGCGGATCGTTCCGTGCGCTGCGAGGTATGCCGCCCTCCACCACGCGTCGTAGAGCAGGCGCACGATATGGTACTGAGCGCGCTCGTCGTTGCGCTTGCCCGTCGACGCGTCGCTGCTCGTGATGTAGATCGTGAAGAGCTCTTCGAGCGTCGCGAGCGGCCGGCCCGGGTCAAGCCGGTTGGGGTACTTCGGGGCGTTCAGCACGCCGAGGTTGCCGGTCGGGTCGTCGCCCGGGATCCACACGATGCGCGCGCCGACGCCCTGCCGATTACCCTCACGCCACCCGAACGGGTTTGCCTTTTGCGCGAGCGCGTCCGACGGCGTGACGTCGCCGAACGTGCCGTCGAGCGCGAAGCGCGCAACGCAATCGTCGTGCAGCTTTTCGAGCGCAAGAATGATCGCGTCGGCCACGTCAGGCCCCCGTCACATCGGCGCGTAGGTTCGCTTCGACGACTTTGCGGATCGCCTCGGTGATCTGCCCGGGGATCTGCGCTGACGGTAGGATCTGCCGGCGGATCTTCCCCTTCACGGCTCCCATGTTGTGCAGCGCCTCGGGCCCGGTAAGCTTGGCGATCACGACGTTGCCGATCGCGAAAGTCGTGAGGGCGCCGGCGGCGTTCTGCAGCGGGCGCTTCCCTTCCTTCGTCGGCTTCCACGGCGTGCCGTCGGGCGTTTGCCCTGCGGCGATCGTCTTCGTGCTCTCGACATGCACCGCTCGAGCGACGTCGGGCGCATAACGCTCGCCGGCGCCCGGCAGCTTCTGCAACCGGCGGATCTGCGCATTGAGCGCGGCGAAGGCGGCGTCGTTGCTCACGACGCGTCGTCTTCCTGCCCTGCGTCTCGTTGCAGGTCGAAGCCGTGATAGGGTGACGCCTCCGAGTAACCGAGCGGCGCGCCCTTCGAGATCCCCGACTCCGAGGTGTTCGAACGGAGCGGCAGATCAAAGAGGCCGTCTTTTGCGTCGGCCGCTTCTTTGATCTCGATCATGGCGTCTTTTTTGCGCCCGATGATCTCGGAAGTCTGCTTGTCGGTTGGATCGATCCCGCGTTTGAGGTACGCCTCGTACGTTACGAGATCGTTAAGCCAGCCGGTAACGGCCCCGGGATACGGCGAGCCGAACGGTGCGGCGTAACGCTTGGCGAGACGCGAGTCGATCCAGTCCGACCAGCGTTGCAGCTGCGCATCGGTCCAACCCGCCTGATCCGTCTCGATCTCGTCGAGATATTCAGGCGGGATCACCGATAGCAGCTTGAAAGCTGCAAGTGTGAGGTAGGCCAAAACGGCCCCCGATCAGGACGCGCGACCCTTGAAGATCAGGTACGGGTGGCCGTAGGCGCCGAGGTTGCGGCCCTTGATCGTCCACTGGAACTTCGACGCACGCGCAAGTTGCGCATCCGTCTGCGGGCCGTTGTAGATCACGCTGAACGGCTCGCGGTTGAACCAGAGGATCGCTCCGAGCTGCGAAGACGCCATCTGCTCGGTAACGATGTAGTAGTCGGTGTCGGATCCGTTCGTGAATCCTGCGCCCAGCTCCGGGCACTCGATCGGGAGACCGAGGCCCCACGCACCGATCACCATGCTGATATCGGCCGAGCCAGCACCGCCGGTGCCGCCCTGCGCGATGAACTTCGCTTGCGTCAGCTGCTGCATGCGCGCAGTCATCGCCGGCGGGTGCAGAATGTAGACGGGCTTCAGGCCGCGGGGATCTTCCCCGTTCGGCATGCGGATCCCGCGAATGTATGCGATCGCCTTCTGCAGGTTGATCAGCGCCTGATCCAGCGTGACAGCACTCGAGAGATCGAGCGCGCCCGGGTAGGACGCATCTTGCGGATCCGTTGCCGGCGTCGACGCGGCCGCACCGGTGAAGACGTTGGCGAAGGTGCCGACAGCAGAATCCATCACGTTGATCGGGTGCGTCTTCGAGAAGAAGACCTGCGCGTCGTACGACGTGAAGCCCGCCTGATCGCCGTTGCGGATCAGCGCCGCGATCTGCTTCTGCGGCCAGTACGCCGCGTATGCGCCGACCTGCCGAGACCACTCGGAAGCCTGATCGATGCCGCCACCGTCGAGATCTTCAAGCTCCACCTTGGCGACTTCGAGTCCGCCCGTGGCCGCCTTCCACTCGTACTCGGTCGACGTGCTGAGTAGCTCGTCGAAGAGCACGTCGCCGCCGAGGCGATCCTGATATTGGATTCCGGCGGTGTCGAGCGTCCAGATCAGCCGCTGCTTGCGCGTCTCGCCGGTCGGCCGCTGCTTCGCGACCTTGGCGTACCAGAGATCCGCGAGCAGACGCTGGTACTCGGCCTCGGCAATGACCTGCATGCCGGTTTCGAGATTGAAGAGGAACTGCGGAGTCAGCATTGTGTCGGGCTTTCCTGCGA